AAATTCCAAAACACTAAAGCACTAGGCAACCAGAAGAAAAGAAAATTCTTTGCTATTGGTGCAAGAGAGATACAACCTATTATGAATGTATTTATGAAAGAATATAACAAACTATCTAAAATCTAATGAGCAAACGAGAAGATATAGCATCTAATATTATTACAACAATTTCAACTGGCACATCTCCTATAACTTTAAAAAAAGTTACTAGAGAACCTTTTAATGTTGATGAGTTATCTGAACAACAATATCCAGCTTGTTTTGTGCAATCAGGTAATGAAACTAGATCAGATCAAACAATAAGTTTTACAAGTGCATTAAGAGAAGCATTAGCAGATTATGTAATCGTTGGTTATGTTAAAGGAACTCCAACAAATATTGACACAAAAAGAAACGAGTTAATTACAACGATTGAAACAAGATTAAATTCTGATAGAACACGTGGTGGGTATGCAAAACAAACTCAGGTAGTAGAAGTTTCTACTGATGAAGGAGTTTTATTCCCAATAGGTGGTATCAGAATGGTGGTGCGAGTTATGTATCAATACACTTCTGGCACACCTTAACATAAACAAACAAGGAAACAAATATGGCAACACATACTGGCTCAGAAGGTGTAATAAAAGTTGGCACAACAACTCTTGGCGAACTTAGAAGTTATACTTTAGAGCAAACATCTGACACTATTGAAGATACTTCATTAGGTGATACTACAAGAACTTACAAAGCTGGTTTAAAAGGTTTTTCTGGTTCAGCATCATTATTTTTTGATGAAGCTGATGCAGGGCAAATTTTACTAGTTGTAGGTGGTTCAATAACAATTAAAGTTTTCCCAGAAGGTGCAAGTACTGGAGATAAATTTTATGAAGGTTCTGCAATAGTAACAGCTTATAATATATCAGCATCATTTGATGGAATGGTAGAAGCTGAATTAACATTTACTGGTACTGGTGCATTATCATTATCAACACAATAATTAATTAGATAAAGGAAGATATGAACGTAATAGATAGAGTTAAAGCACAATTTGAAGCTTTAGGCATAAAAAAGATTGAGGTAGCTGAGTGGGGCGAGGAAGGCAAACCTTTAACAATATACTGCTCACCATTTACTTTAGGAGAAAAAAGAAATCTATTTAAAGGTGCTAAGAATGACGATTTGTCGGTATTGGTAGATGCAATAGTTCTTAAAGCAAAAGACGCAGACGGAAATAAAATATTTAAGCTAGATGACAAGCTAACATTATTGAATAATGCTGATGCAAATGTTATAGCTAAGTTAGCAACAGAAATGTTGTCTGGTGTTTCTTACGAGGAAGCCGAAAAAAAGTAAGAACTGATACGGAGTTATATTCTATACTTGCTCTTGGTCAGGAATTAAACAAAAGTATAGAAGAAATTTATCTTATGACACAAGATGAATTTTATTATTGGATAGCATATTTTAAGGTGAAGGCAGAACGAGAAAAACTACACTATGGCAGACAATCAACTAAACATAAAGCTTAATGCGATTGATAATACATCAAAAGCATTTAATAGTGTAAAAGGTTCAATATTAAGTTTAAGAAACGCATTAATAGGTTTAGGTGCAGGGGCAATAATAAAACCAATAATAGATATTACAAAAGAGTTTGAAACTTTAAGAACAACTTTAAGATTTGTAACTGGTTCTGTTGAAGGCGGTCAAAGAGCATTTGGTTTATTAAGAAATTTATCTAAGCAAACACAATTTTCTACAAAAGAATTATCTGACACATTTATTACATTACAAAATTCAGGGATAGAACCAACAGATGAATTACTTAGAACATTTATAGATACTGCTTCTGCTACTGCAAACTCATTAGATACTTTAAATGATTTAACTAGACTATTTGCTAAAGGTGCTACTGGTGCTGGTATAGGTTCACAATCTTTATCTCAATTAGCTTCTAAAGGTATTCCAGTATTTCAAATATTAGAAAAAGAATTAGGACTAACTAGATCACAATTAAATAAATTTGCTGATGACGCAGAAGGTTCAGCAGTTATCTTAGAAGCTTTGGAAAGAGGTTTGGCTAATACATTTGGTGGTGCTTCATCACAAAGAGCAGGAGATTTAGCAATAGTATTTAAAAATCTTTTTGAAAATTTAAAAGATGTTGCTGACTTACTAGGAACTGATGGTGGGTTTAGTAATTCGTTTAAAGAGTTACTAAAAAGTTTTGGAGAATTACTTAAAACATTAGAACCAGTAATTATCATACTTGGTAAACTATTAAATTTTGTAACTGAACTTGCTAATGTTGGACTTGTATTATTAAACAATTCATTAAAATTAGTTCTTGGTACTTTAGATAAAGTAGTTAGAGGATTAGGACAAGTTGTGGGTTATGGTACTGGTATTCCTCAAACAGTAGGTTTAGATGAAGATAGAACTGTTGCACCTGATATTAAACAAGCAAAAATAGAAGATAAATCTTTAATAGGAATACTTGAAGGAAAATTAAAAGGAGAAGTTGCATTAGCAGATTTAGCATTTAAAAATTTAAACAAAACAATAGCCGAAGGTGCTGTTATTGGAATTAAAAATATTTCAGGTGCTATTGCAGAATCTATTGTTCTTGGTAAAAAATTAACAGATACATTTAGAGAACTAGCACAAAAAGTTTTAGTTAAATTGCTTTCACAATTAATTGAAGAACAATTAGTTAAAATAGCTTTACTAGCTTTAGACCAATTAAAATTATTTATATCTAAACAACAAACAGCAGAAATAGTAAAACAAAATGCTTTATTAGCACAACAACAATCAATGGGTGGTGGGGGTGGTGGGTTTTTATCATCTTTATTTAATATTGGAATGAGTGCTTTTGGTGGTGGTGGTGGAATGACTCCTATTGATGCTTCTGTTGTTTCTCCATTTGCAGAAGGTGGTTCAGTAAGAGGTGGTATGCCTATTACAGTTGGAGAACGTGGTAGAGAATTATTTGTTCCTAATACAAATGGAACTATTGTACCTAATCACGATATGGGTTCAGCAAGTAATATAACATTTAATATTCAAGCAAATGATGTTAGAGGTATTAAAGAATTATTAATTGATAATAGAGCAACTATAATTAACTTAGTTAATCAAGGTGCTAATCAAAAAGGAAAATCTAACGTAGTATGAGTGGAACATTCCCATCAAGCCCAACACCTAGAGATGTAGCTATTAGTTCTAATCAAAATACTATTGTAACTACAACTGCTTCTGGCAGACGACAAGCTAGACAAATAGACGGACAAAGATTTAGATTAAGACTAAGATTTCCAGTTATGACAAGAACTGAGTTTGCACCTATAAATGCTTTTATAATGAAACAAAGATCACAAATGGAATCATTCCAGTATGTGCCACCAACAATAGATGATGCTCTTGGAGTTGCTTCAGGAGTTATATCTGTAAATGGTGCTATTAGTGCAGGAGTTACTTCTGTTGCAATAGATGGAATGGCTAACAGCACATCAGGAGTATTTAAAGCTGGAGATTATTTTAGATTTACTGGTCAAGCAAAAGTTTATATGGTTATGGCAGATGTATCATCTAATGGTTCTGGTCAAGGGACATTAACATTTGAACCACCATTAAGAGCAAACGTAGCTGACAATGCAGTTCTAATTTATTCTAATGTAGATTTTACAGTTGGACTTACTGGAGATATTCAAGAATTTAATATTAGCACAGAAAATTATTTCCAATACGAAGTTGATCTTATAGAGGTACTGTAATGACAAGATCATTAAGTGCTGGTGTCATAGCCGAGATAGCAACTAATAAACTTAATCCAGTTGAACTTGTTTACTTAGGTATTAGTACTGGAACATATTACACAGATCATTATAAAGATTTAAGTTATGATGGTAACACTTATACTGCTTCATCATTATTTTTAGGAAGTTCAGAAGTTCAAGAAACAGTAGATGTATCAGTAAACACATTAAGTCTTAAATTCTCAGGTGCAGATACAACAATTATTGCTTTGTTGCTTAATAATAACTACATGAACAAACCTGCAAAAGTTTATAGAGGTTTTTTAGATGATAGTCAGGCACTTATAGTAGACCCATTTCTTTTATTTGACGGAAGAATATCTAGTTTTACTTTAGAAGAAAACGCAACTACTTCATCTGTTAATGTTATTATATCTTCACATTGGGCAGATTTTGAAAAGATTTCAGGAAGAAGAACTGCTGAGAACTCACAGAAACTATATTTTCCTAATGACAAAGGTATGGAATTTGCAAGTAAGACTGCACAGAAGATTAAGTGGGGTTCAGCTTAATGAATGATTTATATAGAGTAGTTCATTTATACAGACAGTTTCCTAAATTTGACAAATACACTTATGCAGATTTAGTTAAGATAATAACTCCATCTTTAAATTTAGATCAATACCAAATTCACAAAGTAGGTAATGAAGATATTGGATTTACTAATTGGGCTTATTTAAGCGACACAGTAGAACAAAGATTTAAACTTACTGGCAAATTAAAACCAAACGAATGGAATTGTGGTAACAATATTTGGCATATTGAAACAGTTGCTAAAAGCCATTTAAGAGAAATTATGAAGTGGACTAAAGAATATTTTAGAGGAAAGCTAGATGTAAACCAATCTATTAAATGGTTAAGGATTAAAGATCATAATATTTATAGAAGATCAGAAAAATATAAAAGAGAGTTTCATATACACTTATGATAAATTATTTTGATTCAATATCTGAAATAGCAAATAGGATTTTTAATAATCTTATTAATGGAACTAATATTGAACTTAACATTTCTGGCTTTGACCCAATAACTGCTGCGATTATTCAATTCGTTATAGTAACAGCTATAAGTTATATAATTGCACCCAAACCTAAAGCACCAAGATTTAACGCATCAGATGAGATTAAAGGAACAACAGTAAGTAAAGATTCTAATAACAATCCTATTCCAGTTGTCTACGGAAAAAGACAAGTAGGATTAACTAGAGTATTTGTTGAAAGTTCTGGTGCTGATAATCAATATCTTTATGTAGCTGGAGTATTGTGCGAGGGTGGTGGTTCAGGCATAACTGCAATAGATGAAGTTTATGTAGATGATAAATTAGTAACCTTTGATGGTGCATTAACTGATGGAACATTAAGAGGAGTAAGCAGTTCAGATACTAACTATTATAAAGGTGGAGAATCTTTAATATCTATTCAAGGATTTTTTGGATTAGATAATCAATCAGCTTCTTCTTTACTTGATGAAACAACTAACTGGACATCAAATCATAAACTATCTGGTCTTGCTTATGTTGCTTTAAGGTTTAAATGGAATCAAGATGCTTACAACGGATTACCTGAAGTTAGAGTAACAGTTAGAGGTAAAAAAATATATGACCCAAGATTAGACACAACTAAAGGTGGTTCTGGTTCACATAGACAAGATACAGCTTCTACTTGGGCTTATTCTGCAAACTCATCATTAGTTCTTTTAGATTATTTAAGAAATACTAGATACGGAAAAGGTTTACCTAATGATGCCTTTGAAAGTAATTACGAAACATTTAAAACTTCTGCAAATACTTGCGATACACAAGTAACTCCATACTCAGGTGCAAGTACAATTAACTTATTTGAAACAAACGCAGTATTAGATACTGAAAAGAAATTAATAGAGAATGTAAGAGAACTCTTAATTCCTATGAGAGCAATCTTTAATTATACACAAGGTAAA